AGCTGGATCGTCGGATTTAAATGTTAATTTTGCGTGCGTTTCGTTTGGACCCTCATATGATCCAAGAACAATTTCATAGTCATCAAAAACTTTAGTCACGGCTGATTTTGTTCCGGTGCCTGCCGGGAAATAGAAATTATCCTGGCTCTCTTGGAGATTGTACAGCTTGTCATAACACTTTCCGTCAAACTTGTACCCGTCCGAAGAGTATGCCGGTTTCCAATCAATGATGTTCCCGCGGGCCACTTCGTCATCCGTAACGCCATCAGAAACAAATACTCCGACCAAACACCCGAGTTTCGCTATATCCGAAAACACTTCTTTTGATGACTTTTCATTTTTAGTTGTGAACGAAATCCGGGTGGAGAGTTCGTCTTCACCTTGCTCCCACCCGAGATTTTCCACATAATCTTTTATATTGTACTGATTTCCCTTTTCGTCCATAATGACAAAGCGGTATTGAATCTTCGACAAATCTATCATTCCCCTGTCCTCCTTCTAATTTGGAATAACAAAAACTGTGCCAGGGAAAATCCAATGCCCATTGTCGCTATTTGCATAACCGTGCTTTTTTGCTGTTGATTCTATGACAGATTTATTCGCGCTGTATATCTTCGTCCACGTTGATCCTGATCCGCCGTAGAATTTTCTGGCAATTTTCCATAAGTTATCTCCAGACTTTACTGTGTAGCTTCCTTTATTTGATGGTGCCGCAGCCGCCGGTCTCGTTACCGTCTTCTTTACAAACTTTACGATTTTCAGCTCGTCTGTCGTGTAAACTTTCAAGGATCGGTATTGCACAAACTCCAGTGAATATTTCTTATTTCCATATCCGCCGTAATCAGTACATTCAAAGCTACTGATCGTAACATCGATATTAACATTGGTTTCAGTGACCATCAGCCGCAGAACAGTTCCTTTTTCCTGCCAGTTTTTCAGAATTTTTTCGCACTCTGCCGGCTTAATCCATTGTTTTACAATGGACTCATTCCTTTTCGCTGCTCCGAAAAATATTCCATCGAATGAAATCTCTGTAAGCTTCATCCCCTTTGGGATTTTTACCTCGCCATAGGACAGAATATCGTAAGACTGATAATTGGTCCGATTCGTTCCCTTTACCTCCTCTGGGAGGCTAGGAAAGATAAATTTGCTTTTACCGTTTTCAACTTCGGTTAAAATAACATCCATAAAGCGCCTCCCTTAACTACTTATCGGCATGTTCGAGAAAACTTCACCCAGGCGATCGGCAAGCTCGCCGCCAAGATCGTCTGCCAGTTCTTTCATGTGCGTTTTGATAATTTGCAGGATATCGTCTTCTCTCTGACTTGTTGACGATATCACAAACTGCGGATTTACAGTCACGCTAAGGTTTACTTCTTTGGTATCCGAGTTTTTCTCACTGTCAATGACAGTCGAAACATCAGAAGTGCCGCTGTCGCTCTCTGATATTGGCTCTGCAAGGCTTTCTGTATTCTCCCATATATTTTTATTGGAAGAGCCAGAGGAGCCAATAAAGCCTCCATCAGCGTGCTTTCCAACACCGAGCATTTCTCCGGCCTGCGCCCACAGTTCCAAGCCCCGCTGTCGCCTTTTACTCCCAAGCGGAATGATTACCTCAGGTCCATCTTCGCCCCACCACGTAAGCTCCGGACCATAAGCAAATCCGCCATTGGCATTTGAAGATATGCTTCCGCTTACAGTAGCCGTTCCGGATCCACCGCCAGAAAAACTAATTGTAGCCGATGGATTGGCCAACTTGTAATTAACCGTAATCGTCACGGTCGTTGTCGTCGAAAATCCTGCTGAAAACGCCGTATTG